ACAACAGAACGTGCCCGTATAGACTCCAGCGGTAACTTAGGCTTGGGTGTTACTCCTAGTGCTATTTCAGCAAACTTTACAACTCTATCTATTCAAGGCAGTAGTGGTGGTGGTTTGCGTATGGGCACTGCTCAGAATTTTTATGTTTACTCTGATGCAAGCAATGCTTATCTAAACCAAACTGCTAACGGCTTCATGGCTTTTAGCACAAACAACACAGAACGTATGCGTATTGCATCCAATGGTATTGTGACCATGAGTGCATATGGTGCTGGTGCTGCAACATTTTCAGCTTCTGGTGTCATTTCTTCTGTGTCGGATGAAACATGGAAGATAAAAGACGGCGCTCCAGTTGACCCAGACGCCATGCTTAAAAAGCTAGAACCCGGCTATTGGTACTACAACGATGAGAAAAAAGAAATCTTCGGTGCAGAAAGACAATTAGGTTTTTATGCTCAAAACGTCAATACAGCCATCGGCCCAGAAGCAGCCCCTGAACCAGAAGTTGTCATTACAAAAGCTGAAGATGGTTCTGATGTATCCACAACAAAACCTTGGGGATACTACGACCGTTCTGTTTTGGCTGTGGTTGTCATGTCTTTGCAGAAAGCGCTTGCAACTATTGAGACACTTGAAACCCGCCTCACGGCTCTTGAATCTAAATAAGGAAACATCATGACAACAATCGTTTGGTCGGTCACCGCTATGGACGCATACCCTCAAGCACAGGGTCAAGCTGACGTTGTGTTTAACGTGCATTGGACATGCAGCGGAACACAAATAGAAGAAAACAAGACTTACTCTGCAAGCGTGTACAGCACATGCCAAGTTGAGTTTGCCGGCGGTACATATACGCCTTATGACCAACTGACTCAAGACCAAGTTCTTGGCTGGATTTGGAACTCTGGTGTGGACAAAGACGCTACAGAGGCTGCTGTTCAATCTCAAATTGACGGTCAGATTAACCCGACTGTGGTGACACCACCACTTCCTTGGAGTGCATAAATGGCTGTTAGCGCACCTTTCACCCCTTCTGGTAACACCGTCACCTTCACGGCGTCTACCTCTGCTCCTTCGCCTATACAGTGCGTTTCTACGACCCTCGGAGGCAATCAGTACCGCATCCTCAACGCTGGTCAAGTGACTGTGTTCTTGGGTGTGGGTCAAACTGCTGCACAAGCTACGGCAAGTGCCACTGTTGTCACGGGTAGTGCTAACTGCATCCCTCTGCTGGCAGGTACAGACGAGATTCTTTCCTTCCTGCCTAACGCATATTTCACAGGCATCACTGGTAGCAGCACTGCTGTTGTCTACATTACGTGCGGTGACGGGGACTAACTATGTTAAAGACTGTCAGCCCACTAAGTAACGCTATAGGCGCTCTTGTTTACAAAGGCACGTGGAATGCCAGTGCAAACACGCCTACGCTTACTTCTGGTGTTGGCAACAAGGGCGACTACTACTACGTTTCTGTAGCAGGTAGCACTAACCTTGACGGCATCACAGACTGGCAAGTAGGAGACCTCGCGCTTTTTAACGGTACGGTTTGGCAAAAGATTGACAACACGGACGCTGTGCAATCTGTCAACGGCAAAACTGGTGTTGTTGTACTTAACTCTAACGATGTAGGCGCTACTGCAAACACAACGTACGTTCTTGCAGGTGCAGGGCTTTCTGGTGGCGGCGTACTCAACGGTAACGTCACTCTTTCTGTTGGCACAGTACCTGTTGCTAACGTGTCAGGCGCGGTTCCCAACACAGTCAACGTCATTGCTGGTACAGGTTTGATAGGCGGTGGTGCTTTAACTGGCAACGTGACGTTAATTGCAAGCGGTGTTCCTGCGGCAAACATCACTGGTCTGGGCACGATGGCTACTCAGAATGCCAACGCAGTCGCTATTACTGGCGGTACAGCGGGTAACGTCACTCTGAGTAACGTCACCATATCTAGCGGTAACGCCACGCTGACGACGGCTACAGCCAAGAACTTTGTTGCAAACATCAACATTTCAACGTCGTCAAACATTGGTGCTTACTCGTTTGGCACACTGCCGTATTCAGACACCAACATCTACGGTAGTTTTCAGACAGACGTAAACACGTACAGCCAGTTTATTTTGCACAACTCCAACGCTGGAGCTTCTGCATCTGCAGATTTTGTTGTTTCTAACGACAAGGGAACTGCTGGCGCTTCTTACGGCGACTTTGGTATCAATAGTTCTGGCTTTACAGGCACTGGTAACTTCCAAAAGGGAAACGCTGTCTACATCTACGCCTCTAGCTCAGACTTCTCTATAGGCACGTGGTCAGCCAACGCCATTCACTTTATTGCTGGCAGCTCTACCAATTCAGATGCGATGACCATTAACGGTAACAACACCGTTACCATTCAGACGCTCAACCAAGCTACATCTGCAAACGCAACCTTTGCAACTGCGAGTTTGCCCCTTGTTCCTGCTGGCTACATTGTCATCAACAACAACGGCACAAACGTAAAAATCCCTTACTACGCGGTGTAAACCATGAACATGGAAGCCTTGTCATACGTGAAGTTCGGAGACAAGGACGGTCTCGGAGAGTTCTTGTTTGAGAACGGTGTACAGCACCAGTTGTTTTACGAGATTCTTGCTGACAAGGGTATAGCCATTCAGAAGTACCCGCTGACAGATGCTGACCCGTCAAACTTGGATGATTGGCTACTTATCCACAACCAAGAGCATCAGTCTTTGGCTACAGTGCTAGGTTTAGATAACCCGTTTCAGTTGCTGGATGCAGACTGGAACGTGGAGGATAGTTTTTACGATTGGGTGGGTGTACACCAGACTATCCATCAACAAATTGCAGCAGCATTAGGAGTTTGATATGCCAGACATAAATTCGTTAGTAAAAGGCATTCAATCTGGTAATGCCATCGTTTCAAACTATAGGCCGACAGGCAGGGCGAACTATGGCGGCGAGATTATTGACCCAAACACAAAACAGTTGTTGGGTTATTACCACTTCAACTCAGCCGCAAATCAAGGGTTTGCAAGCCCAGAAATTACTGGTGCTGGCGAATACAGAATCAACACAACTTTTGACCAAGGTACGGGTGCGCTTGGAAAGATTACAGACCCGTCACAAGTGTTCTTTCAAAACGCTGAAGCATCTAACGATATTTTTAGCAAGCTCTTGGCTTCGCCTATTGCTCAAATTGGAGCCGCATACTTCTTGCCGGGGCTTGGTGCTGCATTAGCTGGAGAGTTAGGTTTGACATCAGCTCTAGCTGGTACTGCTCTTGCTAACGCTATAGGCGTTGAAGCGGCTGCGAACGCCGTTGGTACTGCACTTGCAAGTACAGCATTGCAAACTGCTAACGGAGTTCCGTTTGAAGACGCCCTTAAAAATGCAACTGTAAACGCTGTTGTTAGTACAGGTTCTCCTTCCGTTGCCAACGATATTGCAAAAACGGTTGGCAGCCCCGGTGTTGCAGACGCACTTACTTCCGGTGGCGCTTCTATTGTTTCTACGCTTGCAAAAGGTGGAAACCCCGAAGATGCTATTAAAAATGCCGTGGCTGCGGTTGTTGCTTCTGGAGCATCTCAAGCCTCAGACAGTCGTGCTATCGGTGCGGCTGTTGGTGGTGGCCTTACGGGTGGTGTAACAGGTGCGGCTTTAGGTGCTGCTGGTGAAATTGGCAGACCCACAACAACAGGCGCTGGCGTTAAAGTTGCCTCTGCGGGTGACGTTATCTCTGACCCTAATGTTGTGTCTGATTCACCACCGACAGATTTGGGCATAGAAACAATTGTTGGGAATAAAGACGCAGGGCTTCCATCTACTGACGTACAAGTTCTAGATCAGATTCGCAGACAAAACCAAGCTGCACCAAACGCAGTACCCGTTTCTCCTGCGGCAACTCCTGCTGTGCCAGCAACTCAACCAGCAGCTACACCCGCAGCTACACCCGCAGCGACAGAGTTGCCAAGTGTTGAGGTGACGGCTCAAAGACCGCCAGCAGACATTGCAAATACAGACGTTCAAGTTCTGAACCAAATTAGAAATCAACAAACCCAAGAAATACCAGAAGTCACAATTACGGCGCAAAGGCCACCAGCAACCATTGCTGACACGGACATTCAACCTGTAACTGAACTACCAAAGGTTGAAGTTACAGCCTCTAAAATCCCACCTACGATTGCTGACACAGATGTTCAGGTTGAAGACACAGAAACTCCTGTTGATAAAACAGACAAAGAAGCCGACCCCTACAAACCTGATTTGTTCATTTACAGCGGTCAACAGCCTAAGAAAAGCACGTTAAGCCGTTCGTTAGGTACTGATTTGCAATCATCTTCTTACCCTAGCACAGCCGCGCAAGGCTTGACAGCGGCTCGCGGTGCGGGTGAAATTGAGGGTGAAGGCGGCATCAATCGCAAGAACGTGTGGAACGAGCAATCGTTACGCCTGAAAGACGCACTAGGACTTTAAACATGGCATCTTCACTTAGAAAACTCACAGGCATGGGCGGGGATGTTCGCAAGATTGCGGCGCTCTTACAGGCAAAAGCCCCTAAAGGGCACAAGCTCGCCTACATCAATGATGAAGAAGCCGCGCTGCTGAAGTCTCGCGGTGGTTCTGGTAAACCCCATGCTGACACTGGCATTCCTTCTTACGAGGATGAAGGTGGTGGCGAATACGGTGTACCCGGCGGTCAAGAATTTACGGACGCTACCGTTGCTGGCTCTACACCTGCGCCAGAAGTATTTACAAGTGCGCCTGTATCTGATTACACAGCTCCTCCAGTAGGAAGCTCTGGCGCTGCTGGCACAGACACTCAACTATCTACCTTTCCGCAGCAAGTACAAACACCCGTGTCTCCAGATGCGGCACGTTTGCAATCAGAAGGTGGTCGTCAGTTAGCGGCTTTGACAAGCCAACCACCCGATGACAAAAAAGGTTTGTCAGATGACACCATGAAACGTCTCGGTCTGGCTGGTGTTCTTGGTGTTCTTGGTAGCCGTCAAGCAGGTAAGGCTGCGGCTTCTGGTCAAGCTGGCGCACAGCAGATGCAGACACTTGCCGCACCTTATCAACAGGCCGGTACGCAGTTACAGGCACAGGCACAGCGCGGTGAACTCACACCTGCTGCCCAACAGTCTTTGCAAGCAGTGCAAGCACAAGCGGCACAAGGCGCAACCAACAGAGGCGGTGTAGGCGCACAGCAAGCACAGGCTCAGGTAGAAGCGTTCCGTCAACAGTTGCTGGCTCAACAGTATGACTACGGCTTGAAGTTGTCTGGTATTGGTGACAACATTGCTCTTGGCGCTATCAAAACAGGTTTGCAAGCTGACCAGTACGTAAACCAGTTGACTAACCAGTATTACGGCAACATTGCCCGTGTTGCTTTTGGTAGCGCACCGCAAGCAACAGCAACCGCTGGAGGTCAATAATGGCTGAAGAACTAGCAACAGTCGCAACACCTGCCCTGCCTAAAACGGGGCAGATTGGCTTCAAAGAAGCTATGGGTGTGCAAGAGCCTTTTGTTAAGCGTAAGGCTGAATTGCAACAAGGAATTACCGCTGCTGAAGGAGACATTGCCAAAGCTACGCAAGCTCAATCAGAAGTGTTGCAGTCAGGCAAGATGCAAGCTCAAAAAGATTTTGGCACGGCCCAAGAAGGTGCTATGCAGGGCTTGCAACAAAAGATGGAAGCAGAGCCTCTACCTGCTTTCATACCAACAAAAGACACCGCGCAAGACCTTGCTGGCTTGTTCTCTATTGTTAGCGTCATTGGCATGATTGCTGGCAAGAGTAACGGTCAGCAAGCCATGAATGCCATGAACGGTATGCTGGAAGGCTATCAAAAAGGCCGTGGCGACTTATACAAAAAAGAGGCCGCAGAGTTTGACAAGAACTTTAAAGCCATGCTTTCTAAACACGCTGAGTTCCGTAAAGAGATGGAAGATGCCGTAAAGCTGGCAGCAACAAACAAAGAGGCTGGTATGCAAGCGGCTGAGTTGGCGGCAACCAAGGCTGGCAGTTCTATCGTGCAAGCGCAACTACGCAAAGGTGACTTGCTAGGCGCTTACAAGCTAGTTGATGAATCTGGCAAAGGTGCTGACAAGGCACTGACGCTTGAATCAAACGTGAGGCAGAAAGCTGCTGACCGTGCTGCTTCGGATGCTCGCGCTAAACGACAAATTGATGCAGCAAATGAACGCTCACGTTTAGACCGTGAAGCAAAAGCAGAGGCGGCAAAAACAAAAACCAGCGGTACTCGCGGTGGCGCTGCTCAAGAAACTGCTTTGCGAGTGATGCAACAAGATATTGGTAATGCCCAATACAACTTGACTGACTTAAAAAACTTGGCTGAACCAACAGGTAAGTTGCCCGGCGGCTCTGTGGCTTTTGCTCAAAAGTTCACTGGAGATGTTTCTTCAATGATTTTGCGCTATGCGGCTAACCAAAGTATTGATGAAGGCTTACAAGGTATGGATGCCTTGATGCTAAACACGGCGTTTGATATTGCTTCTGCTCAATCGGGTGGTCGTGGTCAATTGTCGGACGCAAAGGTTCGCGCTATCGTTTCTCAAATGCCATTGGATGAACAGCCAGAGTCAACTAAAGCAACCAAGTGGGCCGCGTTGTTTACACGGGTTGATGAAGCCAATAAGTCGATGCCAGAAGATAAGCGCGTCGAAATTCCTCAAGAGTTGCGTAACTATTACATGCGAGGTCGGATTGGCGGCGGTGCTGAAAAAATTGCAACACCAGAAGATATTGAAACAACAGCAAAAGCCAACAACTTAACCTATGAGCAAACAGTTGAAAAACTAAAAGCCAAAGGATTTAGGATTAAAACACTTGATTCTGCTGAAGGGGATTATTGATGGCTGGACAAGACCTGCTTGGTAACGGTTCGTCTACAGGTGGCAAGAACTTGCTTGACGATACTCCCGCACCAAAAGTTGAGGCAGAAAAGCCAAAAAAGACTTTTGGTGAACGGGCAACTCAATTTGGCGAGTCAGTACTTGGCGGGGGCTTGGTTGGTGCTGCTGCGCCTGAACTAACTATGGGCGCGGGTAAAGCTATTTCAATGTTGCCAAGCCCTTACGCCAAAGCTACTGGCTACGGCATGGAAGCCGCTGGACGCATGATGCGCGGCGAACGTGGAATTGCCGCTGGTACGGGTGCTTTGGGCGGCGCTACTGGAGACATTGCAGGTCAAACCGTTGAAGTCAAAGGCGGTACTCCACCTGCGGTGTTTGCCGCTGAGATGGCTGGCGGCATGGTTGGCCCTGCTTTTGCTAAAACAATTACAGACGCAATTAAGTATGGCTCACGCAAGTTGTTTGGCGTTGAACCCATCAATGCAATAAAAACTATTGCAAACGACCTTGGTTTAAATGAAGCGGCTTTGTCGCCCAAACAGCGTGAATTCATTAAGCAACAGATTGACCGTTTGCGCGGTGGAGAGCCTAGCTCTAAATCCAAAGAGTCTTTGTACGATGTTTTAAAAACAGGTGCAACAGACATTACCAAACAAGCTGAACGTGATGCTGCCGCTGCTCGCGGCGTTGGCAAAGAAGCCACAACAGAAGCAGAGCGTAGAGCAGAAAAGATGCGTCTTGCTGGCGCTAAAACTACAGACATTGGCGCAGCGGCTTCAAAAGAAGCGCAAGCAGCCCGAGCAAACATTGGTCAAGAGCGTGAAGCCTCTGACATTGGTGTGTCTTTACGTGACCGAATCGTCAACTTGTTTGGTGACATTGCTCAAAAACGCTCGGCTGAGTACAACGCACAAAAAGCCATTCGTGATGCAGCAGTAAAAGAAAAAGAAGCCGCAGGTCAACTGGTGAAAGACATGCCGGAATACGATGCTTTGCTAACAGAGTTGCGTAACAAGCTCTTGATTGGCAAAGAAGCGCAAAAGGCAACAACTGCACCAGTCACCGAAAAAGGTGTGCTGGCTGCATACCAAAACATTTACGACGCTGTGAGTTCTCGCCGTGTTGTTGTTGGTATTGACCAAAACGGCAACCCTGCTTACAAGACATTCCCAACGTCTTTTGACGCGCTGGATGATGTGCGCCGTCGTTTGGGTGACGTTGCTTTCGGTAAAGATGTTGAGGGTTACAGTGCTATCGGCGCAAACATTGCCAAAGACTTCTACTCCAAGATTAGTAACTTGCAATCAAAGTATGCTGGCGAGTCTCACGACGCGCTGCAAAGCGGATATGAAATGGCTTCACGCTTGCTGGACAAGTACAAGTCACGCGCTGGCAAACAGGCTACTGCTGCTGACCGTTTTGACCCAACACGTTTTAGTACAGACCCTGCCTCTTTGCCCAACACCTACTTCAACACCAAGCAGTCGGTCAATGATTTGATTGAACTAACTGGTGGTGACAAATCTTTTGTTGTCAAAGAAGGTTCAGACTTTGCCGCCCGTCAACTCCGTAACAAGGATTTGAAGGGGGCGCAGCGTTGGGCTGACTCCAACAGCGATTGGCTGAATGCTCTACCAGAAGTCAAAACCAAGGTAGACGCATACATAAAAACGCTAGAGCGCGGTGAGCGCATTGCTAGCAAGTCTTCTACTGCCGCAAAGATTCTCGAATCCCGTGAACCTAAAGTGTTGCGGGAGGGAGAAAGAGCTGCGGGTGCTGCTGAAAAAGCCGCAGAGACAATTACAAAAGATGCTTCTGACAGAGTTAAAACAATCCTTGGTGACCGCAATCCCGCAGCAAGGATGCGAGACATTATTCTTGGTGGCAAGCCCTCTGAGTGGGCAGAAGTTGGCCCGTTGTTAGCGCAAGCTCCTAACGGTAAGAACCTGATTGCAGATGCAGTCAATCAAGTTATGGCTGACCGTGCTTCTGGTGGTTTGGCTGGCGCGGTAGTAAAGTTCCGTGAAGATGTTGGCCCAAGCCTCAAGGCTGCGGGTTTAATGTCTGAAAACCAAATTGCTTCACTAGAAGCTCAACTACAGTCTATTGCCAACTCTTCTGTTGGCGAACCTGCCAAACTGACCATGATTCAAAAAGCCATCAAGAACGCCATTATTGGTGTTGCCGCTCAACCTGTTGGCGCTGGCGCTGTAGAAGTTGGTAAAGCTGTTATGCCTAAATCTACAAACGATGTGTTGAACCGCAAGGGTTCTGTTGGTACTGTTGCACCGAGGTTTAAATGACAAAGAAAAAAGACAAAGGCATTAACCCTGACCTAGAGCAAGCCATCTCTGATTTGCTCAAGGCTACGATGAATGACCCAGAAGCAACGCTGACGGACAAGACAAAGATTCTTGACCGTGCGCTCAAGCTAGAAGCCTTGAAAGCTAAGTTCTCTGACGACGAGTGGGGTTCGGGCTTTATGGGTGATGATGATGACGATGCGTGATAATATGATTATCCCGATATTAGAAAGGAAACATCATGGATGCTGCGTCCGTCATTCGCCTAGCGTTAGAGGTCATCTCAGACCGCTTGATTACCGTGTTGGCGCTCTTAACGTCGTGTGGCCTTTGCTGCTGGACGATGTGGGGGCCACAGTGGGAGAGAGTTGCAACACTAGCAATTTACGTGGTTTTCGCGTATCTTCTAGTTCATTCAAAGGAGAAACCAAATGAGCCTCAAGCCTAAACATCCAGCGTATCAGCCATATCACAAGCACCAGCGCCAAGAAGAGGTCAACCAGCAGGTTGCCAAATCTACTCGGCCTCAGTTGCCCCGTGATGGTTCTGCTGATGGTCAAAACCATGTGAGAGACCGTATGCCAGCGGGTTACATCTCTACGTGGGCTTTCGGTACTGGCGACCAAACCAAATATTCCACCACTTCTGGCGGCGGCAGCAAGGTGTACTGATGGCTAACAACATTCCTTTTCAGCCTATGGGCAAGACTGTTAAGGTCGTTGTCAACGGTGCGTCGAACACGCAATCAAACGTGTTCACCATCACGGCAGACAGCCCTTGCCAGCAGTACCTGTTAGCAAACGCAGACGTAAATAGCGCTGTGTACGTGCGTATTAACGTCAGCAACGCATTCAACGTGTCGTTGCCAGACGTTACACCTGACTACGTTATTGCCCTGCCTCCCTATGCTTACAAGGTCATCACTGGCCCACAAGTAAGCCAGTTTGGTAACGTGTACGCCCGTGTTATCGGGGACGCTGCTAACGCCTCTGTTTACGTGACGCCCGGCGAGGGTTTGTAAGGGGTAAGTCATTGACCCTCTCAGCCTACTCATGGTGGCGCAGGGTGCAGTCGCTGCTATACGCACTGGCTGTCAAATGCTCAGTGAGGGCAAGGCTGACCTTGACAAGTTTAAGCAGACTGTTGAAGGCGGGGTCAGTGACGCTAAAGAGATATTTAAAGAAGTAACTGGACTTTGGGGGTGGCTTCAGGGTTTGTTATCTGGGGCAAAAAAGAATAAAGAATCAACACCAGAGCCGCTTGGCAAGGTGGTGACAGAACCCAAAAAGAGAACAAAGCGCCAACCAGAGCTGACTTACGAAGAGTTCCAAGCGCAATCTGTTCATGAAATATGCGAACAGATGAAGGTCTACTTTGAGGCCATCCGCGCACTACAAGCGCATTGTCGTGAGCTAGAGCATGAATCCGCTACAACAGATAAAGTAGCGTCTTCTGCAATTGACCGCATAGAGATAGAGTGGCAGCTCAAACAGCTATCCACACAAGTAAGGGAGGCGATGACTTACACGCCTGAACATCTTGGCCTTCAAGACTTGTACGCCCGTTTTACTCGGATGTACGAGCAGATTCTTGAAGAACAGGAGTTCGCCCGTGCTGTCAAAGCCAAGAAGGAACGAGACAGTGCATGGCAACACGAACACCGCCAAGAAATTCTCAAAGCAAAGTTGGTGTACGCAATAGCGATGCTGTTCGCCCTGCTAGAGATGATTGGACTGTATTTGACTCTATGAAAGAGTTTTGGTTGTGGGTTGCAATCGTTACGCTTATCATCTTTGCGGTGATGGCACTGTCGTTTTTGGTTGTTTACCAGAGCAAGCAATTGGTAAAAGCAGAAGCCATGATTGTTCGATTGGAAGCGAAAGAACGTAAGCACAAACTTGCAAAGGAAAAGGACGATGAATGATTTATTTAACCTGCTTAAGGGCATTGCGCCAACCCTCGCAACTGCTGTTGCTGGCCCTCTTGGGGGTGCTGCTGTCAGTGCCATTGCTGCTAAGTTTGGTGTTGGAGAAACTGTGGAGGAAGTGGCAAAAGCTATCGCTGGAGACCCCGCCGCCACACAAAAGCTGCAAGAGCTAGAGCTGGAATACGCCAAGCTGGATGCTGCTGACCGTGACTCTGCTCGCAAGACAGAAGTGGCGCTTGCAACAAGTGACCAAGTTCCAGTCTTGAACAAATCAGTTACCCCTGTGCTTGCCATCATCATTGTGTTGGCATGGGGATTTATTCAGTATCACTTGCTGACGCACATTGTTGCAACCGAGATGCGGGAAATCATCATCCGTGTTCTTGGTACGCTGGATGGCGCACTAGTGATGGTCTTGTCTTACTACTTTGGCGCAAGCCACAAACATTGATATGCAACTCTCACCACACTTCACCCTTGACGAGATGACTCACACTGACCACCGTGAGATTGAGAACATCCCTAACGACGCAGAGATTAACAATCTCAAGCGTTTGGCTGAGTTCTTAGAAGAAGTCAAAACCGTGCTTGGCGGCAAGCCTGTGATGATTAACAGTGCCTTTCGCAACAAGCAGTTAAATGATGCAGTTGGTAGCAAAGACACTAGCCAGCATCGTGTTGGTTGTGCTGCTGACTTGAGAATCCCCGGCATGACCCCTGATGAGGTCGTGAAGGCCATCATTTCTTCTGGCATAGCCTATGACCAAGTTATCAGGGAATTTGACCGCTGGACGCATATCTCTGTACCTAACGAAGCTACGGGTACACCACGCCGTCAAGCATTAATCATCGACAAGCAGGGGACGAGAGCTTATGCCTAAGAGTACCAATCTATCTGTCGGACGGGGTGAGAAGCAGTCTGTCAAGCGCGGTGGTGGTTTGACTGCAAAAGGTAGAGCCAAGTACAACAAGGCGACTGGTAGCAATCTAAAAGCGCCTACCAAATCCGGCCCTCGCCACAAATCTTTCTGTAGTCGCTCAAAAAATTGGACTGGAGAAAGAGGTAAGGCAGCACGTAAGAGATGGGGATGCAGATGAAGAAGACACCTAAAGCCAAGCGCGGTTTGTACTACAACATCAACAAGCGCAGAAAAGCTGGTCTGCCAGCAAAAAAGCCCGGACAGAAGGGATACCCTACTGCCAGAGCTTTCAAGCGAGCAGCCAAGACTGCCAAGCGTTAAGGCGCTGGTAGCAGACCGCCTTCAAAGAGATACGTCCCGAAGTGACCCAGAGTCACCCAAGGAGCTGCGTAAATCTTGTGACCATTCAGACGAGCCACACGGCAGAAGTGGTAGTCCTCTGACAGTAGACGCTCTGTTTCTGGTTCGATAGAGCAAGCAAAGTATTCAGTAATTCGGTCAGTGATGTTGCCATTGATGATGGTGACGTCATTGTTGTAGCTGCTTACTTTGTCTTTCAGACTTTCCAGCACTTCACGCTTAATCAACATGAAGCCAGTACCACCTGCCCAAATCTCTACAGGCTGGTTCTGCGGCACTGTGACGGCCCCTGCATAGTCAACAAGATTGACCACTAGGGAACCCGTACGCTTTGCCAAGTCCTTGGCTTCTACGCCTTCATCTGCGGCACGTTTGACGCCATTCCAATCAATCTCTTTCTTGGGATAGATTCCACAAATAATGTCCTTGTCGGCATCAATCATGGGAGGAATGTCGTTAGGGTCAAACTTAATATCTGCATCAATGAAGAGCAGGTGTGTGCATTTTGATTTCAGGAACTGGTGGGCAAGAGCGTTGCGACCACGTTGAATCAGGCTTTCGTTGAACATGCAAGAGAAAGACATATCAATCTCATGATGCTTCAT